CCTAAATTTGACAGTAAAACATTTTCTGATATAGGTAAGTCTAATCCTGCATTAAAACCATATCTATTAAATATACAAAAAACATTAAATAATTTAGAGAATCAATACTTAGGTAAGACATTACAAACTGAAGAATTACCAGATATAATAATAGGTGATTAAATGACTACTAATATAATTATATTTCCTAAAAATAAAAAAATTCATGAAGAGCCTACAAAAGTTATAATGACTACTGATGATTTAGAAGTTATTCTTGCTAAAGTAAAAAAACAAAAAGAACAAATAAAAAAACAATATGATATAATTATAAAACAAAAAGAAGAAATATTAAAACAGAGAGAAGAAATATGGCAGATATGACAATGATATGGAATGCAATACTAACAATGGCAATAGGTGGATTTCTATGGTGGATACGTTCTACATCTGCTGCTATTAGTAAAGTAAAAGATGAACTGGCAAAGTCTAAAGAAAATATGGCACTAACTTATGCCACGAAAGATGACGTAAAAGATGATATGTCACAACTCATGCAAAGATTTGATAGACTAGAAGGTAAGATAGATGATATGATTAGAAGGGCAGCAGAGAAGTGACGACTGTTTTTCTACTGGTATTGTATCTTGGCCGAGCACAACAAGAAAGCAGTATGATGTTTGCAGATATAAATAGATGTAAATACTTTGCAGCTAGAGTTATGAAGCAGCCGGCAAATCCACAAACCAAACAAAGATATACAGCAATATGTAGACCTGTGGAAGTAGATTTAAGTAATCCAAAGGTTAGAGTTTATAGATGAAAGGGTAAGAATATGGAAGGTATGACAGGTGGTTTAAGTTCTTTATTGGGTAGAGCTAAAAGTTTTATCCAAGATGCAGTGCAAAAACAAAAACAAAATATTAGATTAAAAAAATCATTAGAGGATGGAACATATCAAGATGCAGCTATTTTAACTCCTAAAGTTAAAAAATCACCTGAAAAATTAATAGCTGAAAAATTTCCTAAAGCAAAAAAATTTATAATGGACTATGAATCTAAATTAGATAAAAATAAAAGGAGAACTGGTAAACCACATTTAGAGCCATATTATGATAAAATAGGTGATGAGTGGACAGTTGGATATGGTAGAATTATAGGTATCAATAAAGCTGAACAAAAACGAAGAGGATTATCAGATGAAGATATTAAGAGAAACTATCGTATGCAAACTAATTTAGAAGCAGAAGGAGACATTGATAATCAAGTGTTTGAAGCATATAATGCTGTTAAAAAATATGAAAATTTTTTACCTGAAGGTATGTCTTTTTCTGATGAACAAATTGAAACTTTAATACCTTTTTTTCAAAACACTGGTGTTAATTCTTTAGATGATACTGATGCACTAAAAGAAGGTTTAATGAAAGGAGATTTATCTAGGTTTACATTAGAAACATTTGATGCAGATAAAGGATTTACCAAAGCAACTGATAAAGACAACAAAACAAAAAAGATAGCTGGTTTAGTAAACAGAAGAAAAGACGAATTACAAATAAACCCTGGAGCATTTATATTACCTGAACCAGAGGTAAAAAAACAAATGGGAGGAATGGTAGACAGAGACCCTTACAAAAGGCAACCACGTTTTATATAACAAAAATTAAGAGGCAAAATGGACCCAGTTACAGCATTTGGTGTGGCTACGACTG